GTATTACAAATCCTGCATCTCATTAATTCTACTCCTAAATAAGTTTTAAATGCCCTCTGTAGAGCGTTTTAAGGTACCCTACAGAGGTTCTTTTGGTTACCAATTACCAAACACCTGTTTATATTGGTCAATTAGTTCTGTTGGTTCTTTTTTTCTCAAGTTATAATCGTGTTGTTTTTTGGCTAACTCGACAAGTTCTGTCAACGACATACTATGAAAATGAAAATCCCACAAATCTTGAATCATAGTGTCTGTTGATTTGAAGTTATAGGGTGGCATTAGTTCTCTCCTCTACTACTAAAGAAGTTTAATTGATCGGAAGTGTTTAAACGCTCTTCCTCTAAATGAAATTGAATATTTATAGAGCCATAGCCCTCATTAGATACAAACCATTTTGCATCACAATTTTTTAAGTACTCTATCAATTCTTTTCTGGTCATTATATAGCTCCCAATACTGAAAATGCACATAACATTAACGCTAAAAACATAGCCATCATTATATAATCTGCCATTATATTACTCCTTGTCAACTAAATCGTAAACTTGATCTTGGAAAACTTCATAAGCTAATCTTGAAGCTTCCTCCTCACTCAACCCTTCATCTAAAAGAGACTCGTAGATGTCGAATAACCTATCTTTAACTTTACCCATTTTCAAAACTCCTTGTGTTATATTGACTTATTGGGAAATCCGCTAAGACTTCCTCTATACATGAATAAGTAGCATCAGTCAACTCTTGATCTCCACTACCTCCGCACCAAAAACATTCCCCATCTAACTGTATGACCTCGCCATGACCGCTAGAGTACTCTCTAAAATCCTCTCCCGTTCCTTCACAGTCTGGGCAATCAATTATAAATTTAACCATGTTTAAACACTCCCTTTAGCAAGTTTCAATTTCTTCGATTTCATTTGAATAATTAGTTTCCAAATAGCGACAAATTTTGTCCCATGTGTTGTGAATAGATGTGTCAATATCGGCAACAATTCCGTCGTCGTCTTCATCGTCACATGTTACAGCAAAATTACTATCTGGTTCTATTTCACCGTAACACCATGTCTGCCCGCCATCTTTACGAACATATCTATAATCTATATCGTACATTAGTTCAACCCCGCTTTTTGTAATTGTTCCATAAAATCACCGCCAGAAATTCTTTTGGACTTGTCTGGATCGATGCTATTAAGATGTTTACCAGTAGTCGCAGACCAATCGTTCTGCCTTACGACAACCCCAGTCTCTGACGTTCTAAAGGCTATCGGTGTTTTATATGAAAACCATACATCACCCTTTGAACTTTCAACTAATGTATTGTTTGATTGTTTGTTGTAGTAATTTGAAACCTTCATTTTAAAATATCTCCTTAAGTAACTCATTAAAAAAATTAGACGTTAATATTAAGCTTGTTAGCACGGTTAGCCATAATATGCAAGACCAAAATTCACTATTATTCATTTTTCAACTCCCTCTATACGATTATTTAACGTTACCATTGCTTTTACTGTTTTATTTACTTGTCCACTATCCTTAAAATAAGCGTATACCACATCATCTTTAGCTAAACAAGCGTACATATTGCAACCCGTACATTCGTTTATTTCGCTTCTTTTAGCATAAAGTATTTTAAACATTTTTTTACTCCTTTATAAACGTGTTAAAATTAAAATTGTAGCAAAAGCATAAACTAAGGCTACTATTGACATAACGCTTTCTATATATTCCATTATCTAAACTCCTTTAAAAAAAATTTGTTTTACTACCGCCTTAAGGTCGTATCATGTTTTTAAACACGATACAACCTTTTTTGTTACGGGTTATGAGAGAGAACTTAACAAGTGTACATTCCAGAACCACAGCCACAAGTTGGAACCCCAGAAGCTTCTATAGCAGATCGTGAGGCACGACAAATGAACCCACAATCACCACACTCTAATTTTACCATGCGAGTTGTTTGCTTTTTCTTTTCGCCTCTTTTCATACTGGCATGCGGATATTCGCCTAGTTTAACTAATAATGCTTGAGTGGCCTGTTTAAACGCTTCACCCGCAACCGTTGCTGTCATTTTACCCTCTAATCCGATAGCTAAGGCAACTTTACGAAACTTAGGGCCGTGTTGAGCCTCTAATCCAACCAATGCGTGAATTATTTCATGTGCAAGAATAGCTATTGTTTCCTCTGGAGTATCAATTTCCGAACTAATAACAATCTCAAATGTATTATCATCGCTTAAACTATTGTTATAACATTGTCCGATTGTTTTGGTTTTACGTGATCCAATAGGCGCACATGTGATTCTAATTTGTGGGAAGTCTTCTTCTTTATATCCCGCTTGTTTAAACACCGTCTTAATCATGCCGTCCTTAGCACGGTTTAGCCATTGTTCGCGGGTGTCTATTTTTTTAGTTGCTTTTGCTTCATCTAAAACAGATAAAGCATAGTCGATGTCCATGCCGACTGGTAAATTATTTTGAGTAATAGCTAGCTCAATATTATTAGCTAGAAATTCACTATCGTTTTTAATTGCGTATTCTTTCGGTGTCATTGTAATGTTCATTATTTTAACCTTTCAAAGTTTGTTTATCTACCCAGAAAACCTCTGCTAATTTAATAGCCAGAGGTCTTTTGAATTATGTGAATTAATATTATTCGTTGGAACCTGTTTCTAAAACATTCCAAACATAATGCTTGAGACTACGGCACCCTTCATAAGGATAATCTTTTTCATCGTAAGCTTTATTCGCATCAACACAATCTTTAGCCTCCATATCTTTCTCTAGTAAACGTGCTAAATAATTGCACTCATCTACAGTAAAATATATTGCTTTGTTTTCTTCAAATCTTTTTGTCATTTTGTATGTTCCTGTTCTGTTCTTATTGTTAAAATTACTCTTCGAGACTGAAGCTTACAGTATGTTTAAACAGATTGCAATAGTTTATTTCAATTTAATTACATTTAATTGCATTTAATTTCTATTGTGGTCCTAAGCATATATCGTGCTCTCATTCTTTTGTACTTCTCCAGACCACATTGGACCACCTAACCCCGTGAATACCAGTGTGGACCTATGCAATAATCGTGCCAACTATGCCTCCTTTGGGTTGCATGTGTGGTCTTGTGTGGTCCAATCGCCATTGTTTACCCGTGGTCGCATGGGGGGACCCCTTAAAGAGCAATAGCTATTGTATATAAACCCTCAGGACCACATGAGAAGCAATTCGGACTATGTTGCAAAAGTGTCACAAAAGAGTAAAAAGATTATATAAATATTAAAAAGAAGCTAGTTTTGACTTGACTTTGTTCAGAATCGCGGTATGTACCTAAGAAGTTAAAAAAACTTCACTGGCCCCATTGACTTAAGAATGAAAATATGCTACAATATACTTATATTGAGTTACTTAAGTACACTTAAATACAAAAGTGGTTAACTTTAAGTGTTTAACATTTAAGTTTATAACTTGTACTACTCACTTAAGTACACTTAAGTAATTGATTTGTCTTCCTATCTTTATCAACTTAGTTGAAAGACGGGTTAAAGCAAAAAGGAATAAATATTTATGTCTTCTTCTAAAGAAGAGCCAGTTAAGAAAAAGAAAAGAGGTAATCCAGCTTTATATAAAGGGATGCCTCCCTTAAATCCAAATGGTCGTACTAAAGGTTCCCTAAATAAGTTTACTAAGTTATCTAGGGAATTGATGTCTAACAAAGGTCCCGAAATAGTCCAGAAAGTAATCGATATGGCACTTGAGGGAGATAGGCATTGTCTTAAAATGTGTATGGATCGTATCATACCAACAAGCAAGGCAGTTGAAATTACACATGACCATCAGGACTTAGGTATTAACATCATAGTCGAAGGTGTTAAGGCAATCGAAAGAGAAGAGGAAGAAGACTACAAGACAATAGAAGCTGAGTACACAGAAGAAAAGTAATGGCAGAACTTAAAGTCACATTACATGATGCTCAGATGGAAATATTTAAGTCACCCAAGAGATTTAAAGTTGCCTCTTGTGGTAGAAGATTTGGTAAAAGTTACTTAGCAGCATGGGTGTTAATTATTAAAGCACTCCAAAGTAACTCTAAAGATGTATTTTATGTAGCACCTACGTTTCAACAAGCTAAGGATATTCTTTGGTCTATATTGAAGGAAGTAGGTAAAGATGTCATTAAATCAGCACACGAAAATACTGCGACACTTACTCTGGTTAATGACAGAAAAATTTATCTCAAGGGTTCGGACCGTCCCGATACTCTTAGGGGTGTGGGTCTTGCTTATGTTGTTATGGACGAGTACGCTTCAATGAAGCAAGAGGTCTGGGAGATGATCCTAAGACCAACCTTAGCAGACGTAAAAGGTGAAGCTTTATTTATAGGGACACCAGCAGGAAAAAATCACTTCTACGATCTTTGGGTAGATGCACAGAAAGAGGAAAACAAACATGATTGGGATGCTTTTCAGTTTAATTCTACCGATAATACTTTTCTAGACCCAGTAGAAATAGAAGCAGCCAAGCGTACCATGAGTACTCAGGCTTTTAGACAGGAATTTGAAGCTACCTTTGAAAATTTCTCAGGTGGTATATTTAAAGAGGAGTGGATTAAATATGTTGATGATGATGAGTTCGATAGTATCAAAAGTCAAAAACATGGTCATTACGTCATATCAGTCGATCCGGCAGGGTTTGAGAAATCTAATAAAGAAAGAGGATTAAAGTCCTCTAAACTTGACGAAACAGCAATATCTATTGTTAAGATCGTAGGGGATGAGTGGTTAGTAAAAGATATTCTACATGGAAGATGGGGTATCAAAGAGACAGCACAAAAGATTTTATACGCAGCAGAAGATGTCGAAGCAAGTACAGTAGGTATTGAATCAGGTGCGTTAAAAAATGCCATAATGCCTTATCTTGAGGACGAAATGAGAAGTCAAGGCAGGTGGATAAACATAACAGATGTTAGCCACGGTGGTAAAAAAAAGCAAGATAGGATAGTTTGGGCTTTACAAGGACGTATGGAACATGGTAAAATAAAGCTAAGGAAAGCAGATTGGAATCATCACTTCATAACTCAGATGTTAGATTTTCCTAGCCATTTAGCACATGATGACTTACTTGACTCACTAGCCTACATAGACCAAGTATCTGTAGCAGATTTTGCACAGTCAATAGACTTAGAAGAATGGGAACCATTAGACGATGTCGCAGGATACTAAATTAGCATACAACGACCCCCAAGCTTCATTAAGTTCTTGGGTCGTAGATAAAGTTACACAGTGGGAAGACCATAGAAATACTAATTATCTTACCAAGTGGGATGAATATTATCGTATATGGCGTGGTATTTGGGCTTCTGAAGATAAAACAAGATCATCTGAAAACTCAAGATTAGTTGCTCCTGCAACACAACAGGCCATTGAAGCTACTGTAGCAGAGCTAGAAGAAGCTATATTTGGCGGTGATAAGTTTTTTGATATACGTGACGATGTTAACGATCAAGACTCAACGGACATTAAAGTAGTTCGTATGAACCTTCAAGAAGACTTTGACAGAGCTAAAGTAAAAGATGCTATTGTCGAAGCATTGTTAAATGCAGCTATATATGGCACAGGTATAGCAAAAATAAGTGTAGACGAAGAAGTAGGAAAAAAACTAGGTGAGTCTGCAATACCTAATACTCTTACTACGGACACTGTAGTATACGAAGAAGACATGACTACAGTTCGTATTGATCCTTTGACTCCTAAAGAGTTTGCTATTGATCCGTCAGCTACTTCTATAGATGAAGCCCTAGGTGTTGCTCAAGTAGTGATTAAACCTAAGTACGAAATAATAGAAGGTATGAGGGACGGAATATACGAAGACAAGCCTATAGGAAGTTACGATAAAGCAGACTTAGGGTTTGACGAAGAAAACGATTCAAGATCAGACGATGACGATAAAGTAAAGATTACTGAGTACTGGGGAAGAGTGCCTAAGAAATATTTAAACGGAGGCCAAAGTTCCCTAGACGATCAGTTTGACTATGATGAAGATGAGCTTGTAGAAGCCGTAGTCATCATAGCAAACGATTATGCTGTTCTCAAAGCTACAGAAAATCCATACCTCATGGGTGATCGTCCTTTTGTTTCATTTCAAATGGACAGAGTACCTAATAAATTCTGGGGTAGAGGGATAGCAGAGAAGGGCTACAACCCACAAAAGGCACTTGATGCAGAGTTACGTTCCCGAATAGACGCACTTGCCCTTACAACGCATCCTATGATGGGTGTGGACGCCACAAGATTACCCCGTGGTGTCAAGTTTGAGGTTAAAGCTGGTA